AAAAAAAGGCTACCCACATCATCTTATTAAGATGTCGTGGGTAGCCTGTCAAGGTTTAGTCTTTAACTTCCAGAGTAAAGCTTCTGATACATTGCTGTACGCTGCTTCAAGAAGCTTTCACGTCGTGCCTTATCTGAAGGTGTCAACGTCGCCAGTTTGTTCTCAGGCATAAACATTAGTTCGCTGTGTTCACGGTCAAATTCGTCAATTTGTGCTTTAATACCAGCAACTGTGTCCTGACCAAAAGAAGAGCCATTGCCAGCAGTAGGCATACCCGCATCACCGACCATAGGTGCTAATGAATGAAACAATTTTAAAACAGCTGGGTGGTTACCAACAACTGGACTCCATTCCATTAATTCTTTCAACTCAGGAATTTGCTGAGCAAAAGCTTCAAATGTCTCATTGGCACTCTTGTGGTTAATTGCGTAATCAGCACCCCACTCAGAACGTAACTCATTAGTCTGGTTTTGTACAGACTCTTGAATCTGAGAATTGAGTGTGTTTTCAGACATTACTTGTCGTGTAGCCCACTCAGACTCTAATGCATTAAACTGCTTTGGTGTCAGACCAATGTTATGAGCTACCTCTTTGAGTTGATTCTGAATCTCCTCAGGAAACTGCATCTCCCTAATGTCTTCACCCTCTAGCTGAATACTGTGCTTCTCAGCAGGTACATACCCGTCCATAGTTTCGGGACGCAGCTTTGAGTAGAAGTCTTGGTAGTCTGTATCTGTCCAATCTTCTTGTGGTACTGCTAGTCTCTTCTTACCCAAAGCTGACTGTGCATTAATAGCCTGTTCAGCCAAAGACTGAAAGCTTTTTGTTTCTTTAAATAAATTTTTGTCTCGTAAGTCCTCTGGTAACCCCGATACAAACTGTTGATAGTTGTCTTCGGAACCAAAGTCTAAAGCTTCAACGGGTGTCTCAGTTGCAATACCTCCACCAATACCTGCGGAAGATGTTTCTGTTTCTGCTACGGTTTCTTCTTCTAGTTCTTCACTCATGGGTTTGTTCCTTTTCTATTATGTCTATTAGTTTTTGAGGGTCATCACGACCCATCAGATTCATATAACTCATAGCCAAATGTCGCTTACCTTCATTGAAGGCAGTGACCTGAGGATCGGAAGAGAATTTGGGAAATGTCACACCGCAATCCCTTAAGAGCCGACGAAAAAATCGGTCTCCAGCTGGGGTTGCTGCGATAGTTAACAAATCATCACGAAACTGCTGTCGGGCTCTGAGTTTTTTAAGTGGGTTCATTCTTTACATATTTAACAACTGACCAATGCCCTCAGGATCCGTAGATCGGGCAGAAGCAATATCCTTCATAGCACCAGCCATCTGAGGCATTGCTGCCGCTTGCTGCTGTTGCGATTCAGCCTGTTCACGTTGTTTGCGAGCAGCTGTAACTTCGTCTTTACTTTTGACGACATTACGAGGGATGTTACGCATACGAGCGTAGTTATCAAAAAGATTGTGTGTATCCAAGTTCTCCGCCATTGTTGGATCCTGTTGAAGCAACGGTGTAATATCCTGAAGGAATCCAGACATATTACTAATTGCACCAGCATATTGGGCATGTGCTGCGGGACTTGTATAAACAACTTCCAGCCCACGTCCTGCAAGAGACTCAGGAGCCGTTTGTAGAAGTGGGTGGTTTTTGTCCTGTAAAAAATCTATTACATGCTCAATGGATGGAGCAAGATACTCACTTTCCTGTCGAGCAAGGAGCGGTCCAAGCTGTTGTAGCATCTGACCACGCTCATCGTGAATCTCAGTTACTGACTGACGCTCTTTCTTCTGCTCGCGGATAATCTGGTCAACAAAGAATGACTTAGTAATCTGACCTTGATAGTTCGAGATCATCTCCAAAGTAAGGTTTGGCTGACTGCCGCTAGTGAGCGGCTGAGGAACTGGTGACCCTGCTTCATGGAACAAGACTTGACCAGCACCGTATGTAATCGGCAACAGAATCGAATCATCTTCAGCAACAAGTGGTGGGTTATTGGCAATCTCTGCACTACGCAGGATTTCCTTTACCATCTTGTTAAGAACACGAATCTGACTCATGCAGGTAGCCGCAGGTCCACGACCAAGGACTTCACCCGCAATAACCATCCAACGAGGAACGATAAAAGGAAAGTAACTCTTTCCAGTTTGGAAAAGAATGGCATCCAACTCAGGAACCCAATAGGATACCTTATACGGACGCTGGCTGCCAATACGTCCCCCTTTACGGGCTGATGGATCATTCGAAGGTTCAACCGAAAAAACCAGCTCATACTTTTTGTTGGCTGCATACGGGTCGAATCCTTTAGTGTTGACCACATCAGGGAATTGCTGCGCAAGAGCCTTTGTACTAAGAAACTTGCGGTAAAACATAGTATCTACCACACCTTCATCATTAACATCAAAGAAACTATCTGCTAACGCGCAGGATTTAAAGTTAATGACAGGCTTGTCTCTGTTTACATAAACAACCGCATTACCAAAAGAACCAATATCATGGAACGCTTCGTGGCTGGCTGCATAAAACTGACAAGCTGGTGTTGCATAAATGTGACTAACCATGTCACTAAGACGCTCTAGGAAAATTAATTCATCATCCTTCAGTTCTGCCGAAGGCGTACCCTCAAGCTTTAAATAAGCCCAACGAGCCGCCTTCGGTATTAAATAAGAACTGAGTCCGTTAGCGAACATTTGGTTCGCCCAGACAGGAGTGCTATCGTAGATAGGCTTAGACTGATCATCTTCCCGATTACTAGTCAGACCCATAGAACCCGTGAAACGGGCTTTATTGGGAGCAACGTACTTCTGTGCATCCGAAAGCATCTCTTCGTGTCCAGCACGGAGAAGCTTTAAGTGTTCATATCGCTCTTGAAGTCTAACTAATTCAGGGGTCTTCATTTACAGTCCGCTACCTAGCGAGTTCTTACTTTCCGACGCACTAGGTGTGGCCGATTTTTTTGTAGCTGTACGCTGAGCTGCCGTAGGATTTACAGCCTTTGCAGTTTTCTTAGCTACCTTAATAGGCTTACGAGCCACTGGAGTCGGCGGAGGAGGAGGTGGAGGAGGTGGCGGAGGTGGGGGAGGTGCTTTAGGTGATCCCATAATATTTTTTTAGTTTAGATGTTTTCAGGAACCGAAGTTCGGTGTCCAAGTATTTTAAGTATCTATGAAAACCTACTCTGTCAAGAGGGTAAGGCATCAGTTTAAAAAACATTTGCATACCTATACCTGCGGCATAATCAATGTGCCAATAGTCCCCGTCAGTATCTGTAGCCTTTCGACCAAGTAATAAATAAAGAGGACCAATAAAAATGTAATACTCATCTTCGGGTAACCTATACAAATACGTATTAAGTAATTCACTAAAACTTTCGCCACGAAGTCGATACACCTTATGGGCATCTTCCAACAAAGATGTACGCACTGGCTCTGTACTAGTTATAGACACTAGAAATCAACCTCCTTTATCTTATACGTGTTCCGCTCCTTACGATTTCTAGCATTAATGTCATGCTCACGGTTCGCTTTAATCCCAACAGCCAATGTTGAAAACGCATCAGCTCCATGGGATGCATTATTGTGGATAGCTTGTTTCTTGAACACCTGCTTAGCCTCGTCCCACTCTTTAGCGTAATTCTTAAGGTGCTCAATACCCAAAGAACAATTAGTCGTATCAAACCAACATTTTGGTAGAGTCTGACGAACCGCCTCGATCTGGTCGCTCTTACCCATTCGTTTAACAACAGTTGGCTTAATACCTAGAGATCTGAGAGTTTCGATGCGAGATTTCCCTGTTCCAAGCTCCCGAACAGCAACGTCATGGGGTAAATAGTGCTTTCCGTACGTAAAATCATGTAAAGCCGCCAATCTTTGTAATTCCTTTGCGTAAAACGGTAACCCCTCACCAGAGTTCTCATAGTAAAAGATAGGACGCAGCTCATTTCGATACTGCTGGGCAAACCAGATGCTCGTACTGTCATCCATACCCAAATCCCACCCAGTAATCACAGGCAACGCTGGATCTGGGCTGATCTTGTCCAACATCTGACCCTTGTGGTACAACCGAGTCAAGATGTCCCCGTAATAAGAACCTTCCACTGGTGTATCAAAACTAGACATAAACTCCTGCTGGAACAATGCCTCACTCATCTCATCTCTAGCCTTACGCAAATCAACAGGCTTAATTGCCTTAGTCTTAGTTACAGGTAAGTGACTAACAAACCACTCAGGATCCGCTTCAGCCTTCTTCAACAACTTGTACATGTGATTCTTACCACGAGGCGTACTGTTAAATATTGCCCAACCACCATTCTCCGCTAACACAGGATTTAAAAAGTGCCAAATACTAGGGTCACACAACGCATACTCCGAAAATATAATACCCACGGGATTCGTTCCAACCACTCGGTCAGGATTGTCCGCACCAACCAACTGAATCACGGAACCATTGGTCAGCGTAAGAGACATCTCCTGCTCAGACTTACGGACAACCAACTCGCGGGGAACGAAGTCAATAAACTTACGACCCTCTCCATCCTGACCCTGCCACAGAATCTTACGCAACTGATTCTGGAACGGACCTACATACAAATACAAACCCTTCCTCTGTAACGCTTTAATCGCCATGACATTGATACAGGTCAAATCCTTACCCGCACGGCGATGCCAAACAAGAACTGCGCGTAACGTACGGGCATTGGGAGCCATGTACTTTAACAATGGCAACTGATAGTGTCTAGGGATATATCCCTGCGCAGGTAATTGTACACTCATGGGCTGGTAGGTTGGTTAAATGGATCCGTCGTTCTCTGTTACATTGGCCGTAGCTTCTGGTGGCGTAAACTCACCGTAGTCATACACCTCATCCTCTTCCCCAACATCATACACCTCTACATCATCAGCTGCCATGGCTGCGGCAACCAAATCCTTCTGAGTAGTCTTAGCGAAGTCTACAACGTTAATTGTCATGTTACTCTGAACATCAGCCTGCAAATCAATCGTTTTAGGCTTAGCCGCAAAGAAACAACTTAACTCCTTAGTAACAGCTATCCGATCCTTAACAGGCAACGCATACTCCCCATCCGCATCCTTCTCCGTCACAAACTCAATTAATGCCTGTAAAGGGTTGAATCCTGCATCCTCAAACATAGCTAAAACCATCTTCCGCTGCTGAGCAGGAGTAGGGGCTTGAGACATCATCTCCAGCAACTGCTGCTTAACCAACAACTTCTTCTCTACAGATACTGTCTCTTTCTTTAATTCAATAAGCTTCTTAGTTTGCTTTGGAACCTTCCTAGTGTCCGTAACACGCTTAACTTCTGACTTCCGTTTAGCTTGCTTGGGTCGAACACCGTTGGACGTTTTTCTCTTATCTGCGAATGGGTCTCGTTTAATGGGCATGGTCTGTTTCTAGGAAATGGTCGGAGTTGGTCAAGGAAAATGCTCCTTTTTTTCCTAAACAGGAATAAGGGCTTTCCTAAAATCTACCAAATCTACCAGAGCTTTTTGGAATCTTGGTAGAAACAAAAACAATTACATCTATCAACGACTTACAGAATATTTACCGATTTACCCTACCAAGAGACTAACCTTACCTTAGTAGTTTCTCAAATGAAAATGTCTGGTAAATTGGTAGATATTACGTAAGTCGTTGATAACCCTATATCTCCTTATGTTCTACCAGAGGGGTGGTAAATTGGAAAAATTGTTGGTAGAAAACCCTGTTTTGACCCTGTTTTTTTACAAATTGACTCACTAAAGCGTTAGGATAATCGAAAAATCGGAATTTTGGGTTCGGGGGACGGGTCCCCTATGTTCCGCTGGGACCAAAATCCCCCCATGCCCCCCCCTTCGCCCTGATTCCGTGTTCCCATGGCTCCGTGTTCCCGTTGCCCCAAGGCTCCGTGGACCCATGGACCCGTGATCCCTGTATATATGTAACCCTGCACCCGTGGACCCTGCATCCATGCACCCATGCACCCCTGTTACCTAGCATCCATGCACCCGTGGATGCGTGGGTCATATCCCACCCTCACCATGACCCAATGCCCCACACCCATCCATGTCGCACTACCACTGGGCTCACGGTCACCTTGACCCCTGTCATCCCCATCACGCCCATGACCCATCAGCTACTCCAGCCCCCACATGGCTCTGTGCTGCCCCTCACGCCCTTCTATCAACGTAACAATACCAACACCCTTCCAATGCCTCCAAAGCCCACCTTGGCACTGGCAAAGGCTCTGTACATAGTCACCTCACAATCTCACAAGTGGTTGCTTGAACGACCGCTCCTCGTCCCTCGTCGGGATCGTTGCTTCGCTGCCCTTCAAAGTTACTCTTTATCAGGCGGTCGCCTTGGGCTTCTAAAGAAGCCGTGGCTCCCTTGCTCATTTACCACGGGCTCGGAAAGACCGCTCCGTCAGCGATGCAATGTCGATAGCCTGCGTTCCTTGGCTATGCCATCACACCCTGCCGAGGGAAGCTGCGCTCCCTATCGCTGCAAGTGAAAACAAGGTATATTCCCGCAAGCGGGCCCCTTTCCTTGTTCAAGCCCTACGGGTTCACTGGCGTCTTCGCCTAGCACCCGTGCTTATTAGAGATAGCATCATCATCAAGATAAGATGCGCTTAACCAACATACTTAGCTAACTATGACCACACAAGACCACACATCCATCGAACACGACTGCATCAACGACGAGTTCTTCTCAACCAACTACCCCGATGACTCATCGCCAAAGTCTGAATCACAAGGCGGGGAGCAATCTAACCCATGTACCAATAAAAAGGAATTATCCGACAATCTTGTCACAACTCAACTAAATCAAACTCAACTAAATCAAACTAAATCAAATAATATGAAACCAATCGCAGCTATCGTAACTAACACAAAGACCGCCGTAAGCAACATGACAGGTGAAGACGTAGTCATCCACGACATGTATACCATCGAAGGCGAGTTCGTCCAAGTCTGGTCAGACACACCTGCACCGCTTGCTAAAATCAACGAAGAGACCTATGTCGTCTGCAAAATTGACTCGTATACAAAGCACGGGGAACCAGTCGAGCGCAAGCACTGGCACATCATCCCTATTGCATTCGCCGAAAAGATGATCAGCTCAAGCATCTAATCTTTCCGTCCAATCAACCCATGTCCCGAGCACGACATAAAACTGCTCCTCTTTCATTATGATTCCAACAGCCACAAAAACAATCCGCACAGCCCACCAGAAGGCTCTCGAGATCCCTAAGTCCTATGACCTCGACGATCCACTGGAGCAATCACGCCGTGACCTCTGGTCTATGGTGTACAGCGCAGCCCAAGACGTAGCCAACAGTGTCCGCAATCGTCACCTTGACGCACAGGACGTTGTTGACGAATGGTATCTCGACCTTGAGAACAATGCTCAGGTATCGCACGACTTCAAAGCGCACGACAAGGTCACAGGCTTCCTTACCATCTCGCAGGAGCTCAAAGCCTTCGAAGAAAATGAGAACCAACTTGCCTACCAGCTCTGGGAACGTGAGTTCCGTAAATGGTGGGACGGTGGCCAACAAGGCAAAAAGCCTGTGCTCCCTGCTCGCTCACGTTACAGCATCTGCCAGTTCAAGGACGCTGAAACCTTCGGCAACGCAGCTTGGTCAGAACAAGAAGACGAAGTGGAGTCACTGGAACGCCTACGTGAACGACGCAGCAGCATCCGTCAAGATGACCACGAAGACCCAGAGAACCCTTACGAAGACGAGCGTGGCAATCGCCGCTTAGCTCAGTCCCGCTGTCTCTTCGACCGCTACAATCCCATGAACCCTAAGTTCAAGTATCGTGGCACACGTGGCGTTCTCGACGGTGTATACAGTAAAACAGACCCAGAGCCTACTTACCGTTCATCTAAAAACCGTGGCTTGCTTACCCGAGCCCTGCTTCGTTCCGACAACGTTCTCGACGTCATGCT